GCGCCAAGAGCGGCCTGAGTAACTTGACCATCCAATTGAGCTTGGAACGTCACGTTAGGGTCAGTGATAACGTATGCAGTCACCACGCCGGTTGTGCCGGAGGGATAGTACTGACCGTAAATCTGCTGGCCTTGTGCGTTGATGTATGAAGCACCAACAAACACGCCCCAAGCACCCATATCTGTACCACCAAGATTATTGGTAGTCAAATCTGCGCCGGTAGCGGTAGACAAAGCGATATAACCGTTAGCATTAATGATAACTGCTTGTCCAAAGAACAAGTTGGAACCAAGACCTGCTGGGTCAATCAAGAACTGACTCGTAGCACCGGCATATGGCATACCGTCGTTACGGTTAATGGCTCGTAGGCCATAGGGAGTATTGGTCATTGACATTTAAGTCTCCAAAAAAATTTAAGTACCTTTTCCAAAAACTGATCCCTTAGTCACTGTCGTGCGTTTATCGCTGAACAATGGCATGCGGGCGTCGTTTTCGCGCATGAAGCTGTTGTCTACTGATTGCATCTGCGATTCAGCCATATTACGGTAGTACGCAGAGCGTTGACCAATAAACTCAACAGGTGTTTTACAAAGGATAAGTCCACCGACTTCAATCGCATCTTTAAACCGAGAATTTGGATCGGCAAATGTGTGCGCTTCAGGGTGATCAGAAGCCTTTACGGGCTCCCATCCTTCACGAAGTTTTGCGGAAATATTTCTAGCGTCACCCACACCACCCATGCTGGTGCGAATCCATCTCATAGCGTAGCCGGGCTCCTCATGTACTTCGGGAAGAAGTTGAGGCGGAGTCCACTTTGCAGCAGGTCTGCTCTCTTTTTCACGAGTTTCAAGTTCACGCTTCAATCGATTTTGTTCAGCCATTTTTATTTCCTCATTTCTTCTGCGACCTTACGGGCGTACAGTTCCAAGGGAACTCCCAACCGTTTAGCCAGTTGTACCTGCGTTGCATTCAGCACGATTTTTCTAGGTGCAGTGCTGCGCGTTGCTGGTGCAACAACATTTGCTTTTGGCGAGCGCTGAGATGTTTGTGCATCAGCGGATTCCTCAGAGGCAAACCTCTCTGGGAATACTTGGCGGATCCTGCCATTGAGTCTACGGTAATACTCGTCCGACTTTGGATCAACACCATCCTCTACGACCAGTTTCTCATGCAACGCAAGCGCATAACCGGTCATTTCACGGTCTTTCCCAAACCAGCTATTCCGGGCTTGCCAGTCAGATGCTCTAGGATCAACCGCGTTTGCTTGCGCGATTTGTTGAGTTTGTACATCAGATTTATTATCTTGTAAAGGGGCAGGCTTAAAATTATTTACTCGCTCAGCTTTGATCTTGGCAGAGGTTAGTTTGTCCTGCGCTGCAACCAAAGCATCTGAGTCCCCAGCCTCGTAAGCACTTTTGTAGTCTCGTTTAGCTTCTTCTACCTCTGCTGAAACAGTCCGTTTGGCCTGCTCCAATAGAGCTTCTTGGCTAGTACTGAGCGTACCTTTAAGCTTTCTATTCTCTTCAACGATTGACTGCGCCAGACGCAAAGCTTCATCTTTTTCACGAAATGCCGCTTCTTTGGCTCGTCTTTCGTCGTGATACCCGCGACCTAATTTAGATAGTCGCTCCTTAAGCTTGACATCAGTGTATTTGTCAAGTTCTTCTTCGGTGACTTCTTCAGGTGGCGTATCCAATGGTTCCCCACGGTTTCTGTCTGCTATTGGGGTATCGTCTACAACCTCAATGTCAAACTCGTCATCTTTAGACTTTAGAGAAGAATTAGCCTTTTTCTCGGCTTCTTCTATCTCATCAGGGAAATGAAATTCCGTTTTTTCAAAATTAGCCATGATTTCTCCTTATGGGCGTTGAATACCGCGAGGGTCTTGGACAACCGCTTGGATAGAGTCATCATTGATCAAACGCCACTCTGTACCGTGTATTTTCATACGGGTGCCAGTATTGGGGCGGGTGATAATGAAATCTCCGACTTTACATGCGGGCCCAGAGGGAAACCTCTTCTCATCTTTAAATGCGTCTGGCCCTATTTTGGCTACGAATAACACGGGGGAAAGAAGCTCCTCGTGATACATGGCAGTAGCGGATTTAAGGATACCGGACTCACTAAATTCTTCTTCTGCTCTGGGGAGCATGCAAAGAATATGAAAAGTAGCAGGATCAGGAACCTGCTTAGCTTTCTCTTCAGCCGTCGCGGGAAGTACAGTGGCTGTGGCACCGTCTTGGCTTACGAGTATTTCACTCATCGTTTAGTCTTTCTATACGTTGTTTGAGGTCTTGAAGGTTGTAATTGGCATGGTCAAGACCTCTAATAACCCCTACCAATTCTCGATACTCTGCGTAGTCTTTGACTCCGCCAGTAGCAAGTTTGTCTATCGCCTGTTGGCGAAATTCGTCATTCTGCTTCTTAAGCAGTTCTATTTCGTTCATCTAACACCCCCGGATTGTGGTTTAGTAATGTTTTTAACTAAATCGGCCTTAAGCTTCTGAGTAGTCTGACGCTCTTGCGAGGTCACACGTTGCTGCTCTTTCTGCATGTCCATCATGATGCGTTGAGCCTCAAGCTTGAGCTTTTCTTGAGCCAACTGGATGTCAGCCTGAGTCTTCTGCGCACGGGTCTGTGCTTCTTGTGCCTTGATCTGGAGTTCTGCCTGCTGCATCTGGATAAGCGGGTCTTGCTGCATCTGCTGGTTCTTCTTGTCCTGCATCTGAGCCATGTTTTGTTGAAGCAACTGGACTGATGCTTGCGCCACAAGCTGAGACAACTGAACTTCAACTTCTTCAGGAAGTTTCTCGTTGGGTGGTGGGAGTGGTACGCCCAACTGCTCTTCGATCTTACGGCGATACGCAAACGCCAAATGCTCAGCAATGTGAGCCATGATTGCCCCCATCATCTGTTGAGCCGCAGGGTTCTGTCCCATCGTCTGCATGATCATCGGATCCTGCATAAACGTCGTGTGAGCCGCGATGTGTGCGTCTTGATCCTGATAGATAAACGCCTTTGTAGGCTCTCCTCGCAAGAACGCCATGTTTTCACTTATCGGATCACGCGGTGTCATGTCATCATCTATCGGCACAAGCTTCTCGGCATTCTTCACACCCAGTACTTCAATCATTTGCCTATGCAAAATTGGGAGGTCGTAAATCTGAGGTGCTTGCTGAGCCAACTGCATCACAGCCTGATACTGCATGATGCGTTGAGCCATTGTCGAGCTGTTGGGATCACTGACAGGTATAACTTCAACCATGTCGTAATCAGCCTGCATCGCCTCTGGATTACTTGCTACTGGATCATAGTCGTAGCTCGCGGGCGCGTGATCTCTAATGATGTTCTTAAGGAGCTTAAACTCCTCTTTCATTGAATTGTGAACACGGGCTTGCACCGCACCCATGATCTTAAGCTGCCGCTCTAAGAGAGCAAGCGTCGTACCCACAGGAGCCTGCGCACTCATGTCACTGACTTTCATGTCAGCGATAGAGCCAAGGCGACGACCTTCTTCTGTAATCTGGTTCAGCAGTGCTGCCAACACCTGTGACGGCTCCTTGTACGGGAGCATCATGATGTTGTCTTTGATCGAGCCGCTTGGTACGTCTACGTCTCTAAATTCGCCCGGTGCAATCGGTGTATCGTCACCCTTTACACGCAGACCGCGTGACTTCATCCCGCCGGGTAAGTTGCTAAGAGTACCTGCATCAATAAGTTGCCTGATAAGAGAAGTGCCAGCGCGAGCATAACCACCAATAATATGGATGAGACCCATGCCATAAGCACCAAAGCCCGGTACATAGTCGTACTGAACCAAGTGCTGACGCTTTGCATAAGTTTCGTCATCCTCTTCATAGTTTCTATAAATAGCTAAAACTTTATTTGTGCCGCGATCAATTGCAATGATGTAAGGCAGAGCAATGTCATCTTCCTGCTCATAACCTTTCAAGTTCCAATCAACTTGAATTTCAGCAATCTGATAGCGGTCATCTTCATTGACTGAATAGCCTTGTTCTTCAGCCTTTTTCTTTTCGACATCAGTATGAATCTGAACAGGCTCGCCTAAATCAACATCACGATAAAAACCATTGACCTGTAGTTTTTTTACATCATTCTTTGTCTTACGCATCAAGTGCGTTACACGTTCAGCAGTACGGGCACCGCTTGAGCCATAGGGAATGATCACATCTTCAGCAGGAACAAAGAGTGACACTTGACGACGCAAACCCGGGTCGTAGTACACCTTCTTAAACGCAGAGCCAGCAAGTCCCAAATTAAACAGCATGCGTTCATGCTCTGGTCTGTACTCGGGCATCTGCTCGGTGAGGCGATAGTTCATGTCTTCTCTAACGCGAGCTGCCGCCTCCTCTTTAAGGCGATCAATTGCACCGATAATTTCCGTCTTGACTGGGCCTTGAGAAGGGAACGTTTCAGTGATAGTCTCGCTCTGGAAGCGGATCGCGGCCTCAGTAAGAACGGTTGAAAATACTCCACAAGCCCCATTCCAAGGTTCCGTTCTCTCCTCATATTTCATCCCCAATACTTCAAGACCTTTGACGTACGTCTCAGTCCAATCTTTGCGAGAGTTAATGTCGGCATCAACATACTCCATGAGTTCAGACGCAAGATTAGCCAACTCACTGTCGTCCATGTCTTCGGCCAAGTTCCTACTGAACTCATCATTGACTTCTTTACCCGGCTCAATCGTGATCTCCATAGAGCCATCAGCTAATGTCACTGAATCAGGGTTCTCAATCTCAATTTCAAGATCAGGCTCACCTAAGTCCATCAATTCTGGAAGTCTACCGTCAGTGGAGTAAAGAGCTTTGTCAATGTTGCTGGTAGCCATATCTGTCCTTAATAGTACGCCGCTGTTCTACGGCGAAAGTATTTGATTTCTTCGGGTTCATCATTCGGAAGTCTGATAAATCCACCTTGTCTAAACCGCATCAATGCTTGAGTTGTTGAGTCAACCAAGTCATCATTAGTGCCAGACGGGAAGTCATTGCATTCCTCAATAACTTCTTTTGCCCATCTGCGGTCTGGTGCCCATACTATGCCAGACGATAATAAGTCCGACACTGCGTTCACACGCGCTATTTTGTCCTGTCCTTTGCCCGGAGTAAACTCCCCCACGGGAACACCCATGCGGCGAAGCTCCTGATAAAGCGCTGCTCCGTTGGATTTTTTCTCCACAACAAACGCATCAGGCTCCCACTCCTTGTACTCTTCTAGCACAAGTTTCTTCAAATCAGGGAACTCCATCCTCTTCTTGATCGCATTAAGTAAGATGATGTTGTAGTTGTTTGTCTCTTCGTTAAAGAACACACCCCACGTTGTCAGTGCGTTGTAGTCAGCTCTGTTGTTGGTCTCCTGCGCCGCATCAAGACTCATGATGGTGAACTCGCAGTGAGGAGGATCGTCTTTATCCCATATCTGCCACCACTCTCGCTTAAGTAACGCACCTTCTTCCGAGACAGGGTTCTGCATGTACTGAGCTTGCCAGTAGCGGGGATCCATACCTGCTTTTTTACCCAGTAGTTCTTCCAGCGACCAGAAGTCCCCCCACAGGGGTTTCTCATTAAGGATGGCAGGGAACTCGACAATCTCCCACTGATCCACATCTTCCTCTTTGCCCATCTGGTTGACAATCATCCCTGTCAAGTCAAGCTTACTCCAGCGAGTCATCACGATAATGATAGAGCCACCCGGCATAAGACGCTGGAGAGGGCCAGACTGAAACCACTCCCAAGCAGGAAGAAATACATCGGGGCGTCCGGTTTTAGCGTCTTGTTCCGAATGAGGGTCGTCAATAATAAATAGATCAGCGCCACGACCAGCAAGAGCACCTCCGACACCAATAGCAAAGTATTCTCCTTGGAAATTAGTGCCCCAACGGGACGCGGACTTGGAATCTGACTGCAATTCGACCTGCGGGAAGATGTCTTTATAGGGATCAGAACCCACCAAATTACGCACTCTGCGGCCAAAATTGACCGCCAAATCCGCTGTGTGGGAGGCCATAATGACCTTTTTATGAGGGTATTTACCTAGAAACCATGCAGGTGCAAGGTAAGAAATCATCTCAGACTTGCCGTGACGGGGGGCAATGTTCACAATTACCCGTCTTTTCTTGCCATTTGCTATGTCTTCAAAGATTTTGGCCAGTCTTCTGTGGTGTGGGCCTACTTTATAGCCCGGATATACGTGATCTATGAAGGTTAGGAAGTCGCTTGTGCCCACTTCTTGTACAGAATTGCTGTCATAGATCTTTAAAAGCTCTAAATTACGGCGTTTTTCCTCTTCCGCCATGAATGGCAGGCTGTCCCGAATGATTTTTATCTGTTCAGGCGTGATTTTCATCGTTTACAACCTTGGCCTGAACGTCAACTGTGCGTTTTTCCAACCTTTGTAGGGTTGCAAGTAGCTCATTCTCCACTTCTTCAAGGGATTGATGCTTGATTGTGACTTCTGAGCGTTTCTTAAACGCATCAACGCCATCAACTTCACCTAAAGCCTTGACCGCAGCTATCCTGTACTTGGGATCTGGGTTGTCAGTGTCTTGTAAGAGTTTGTTTACGACGTACTTCTTTAGGTCTGCAAGTTCTCGTACAACCATGTAGTCATACTGAGCCACCATGCCTGCTAAATAGGCAATCGTCTCATTGGGATACTGCGCCAAATTCATGTCAGTCTTGTTTGCAATGACTTGTTCGGCTAATTGTAAAGCCTGACCACGGTGTTCTTGTGTGGGGGCAAGGGGTTGCCCTGTTATGTCCGACAACATCTTGGCTGTTCTAGCCATCATGTCTAACTCTTCCTTTGGGGAAAGCTCGGGCATAGCCTCAGTAGCCGAGGCTGGCAATGGTACGTTCTCTTCAACGTCAGGTATGTTTTCTAGCATAGGAGGAAAGTGGCACTCCGTTAATAAAGCGTTGGGTTGGCTGCTCGTCTGCAAGCTTAAAAACTTTTGCACAGCTTCCCCAACAAATATGAAGACTGTAGTCAGCAAGCAGGCATTCACGCTTGGGGTTCTGACCGGCATTCGCAGAATGTAATCCACGGGCCTTTGCCTCAATCCTCATATTTGTTGGCAGAATAAATATACCACATATTTGTAAAGGGTGGTAGGAATCCTATAGGGGGGGTGTTTTCTGTAAAAACTTGACAAGCAACAGTGCGTAGAAAAGGAAGGGGTGGGGGGTGTCTGAAAGACTGGGAAAATGTGTGGTGATTTGTGCAAGTCTTAGTGTATAGGGGGCGATGGAACCAGCTCGCAGGATTGGGGGGGCCGGTATAGGTGGGGTCAAGCCGTCAGGATTTGCAAATGCCGTACCCCATCAGCTATAACTATATCAATGCAGGGCAATAGTGCAATGCAGATTAGGAGAATCGAATGATCAAGTCATTGTGGGTTTGGTTGTCGCACTACAAGGTTGTAGTGCAGTGGGAAGATAAGCTCTTCGTTCATTATGCATACACGATGAATGAGGCGCTGACGTGGGCTAAGCAGTATCGGCTCGCTAACACGACGGTGCTGATTGGCATCAGAGGCAGACTGGTCGCGGCTCGCGGCGAGTGGTAACACGAGGGGCTTCGGCCCCTCTTCTTTATAGGAGAACGATATGACAGTAGGACAAGACAATGTCTGGAGAGTGTGGGTTCGTCATGCAACATACGAAGCCGCAAAGGAGAAGCGCCCATTCAGTCTGCTTCAGAACCATCGGATGTTCAAGATGATGGTCAACAATCAAGTGATGCGTGCAATCTTTTGCGCCAAGTTTGATGACATACCGTTTAGCAAGTTGCCTAGCGACTACTTCAAGCGGTGACAGAGGAGGCTTCGGCCTCCTCTTTTTTTGTGCCCCGCTTTTTGATACCAGTTATTTGTCGCCGCGCGAAGGCGTGTGCGTGTCATGGCGCTAGATTAGCGTTTCACCATGACGTGAAAAATTGCTTTATCAAAGGTGCATCAGCTATAACTTAAACATCAGACAGACAATTCGG